TTTATAGAATATCTGATCCTGCTAAGTGTATGATCATTGGAAGATACGATGATTCAGAAACTGCTACTAGCTTCTATCATCCAAAAAACTTCTCTGGAATCATTATCGCAGATAACAGATGGGGTGCCCACTTCAACTTCTCACCAATACAGATAGGTGATAGCCACAGATGCTGTGGGGACTTCGAACAGGACCAGCCCGCAAATGAGGCGGGTACTATGTCCTCGGTAATCTTGTCTGGTAATGTTTGGGACTACACTAATCAGGTAATAGGTTCAGACACAGGTGGTGTAACTCCTGACTACAACAGTATTTACGGAAACCAAAGCTTTGTACAGAAGTTCAATGATTGGTGTATACCTGCAAGTGGAACCTTATACGGTCAATCAGTTGATCGTAGAAGATCAAACGGATATTGCTCGGAGTTTGATGGAGGTATGACCTTCGTTGATCCCCCATATACTGTAGCTTGTGAACATTGTCCTGATCCTTGGTGTCCATGATACTATAATGAGTCATGGCTATATACGAATTCATCTGTCATGACTGTGAAGTAATTTGGGAGCGAGAGGCTGCTATGAGTAAGGCACCCTCTCGCTCTCGCTGTCCTGAATGTAAGAAACTATCTAACAGACATTGGGGAGAAGTCCCTGTAATGTTCAACGGGGATGGCTACTATACCAACACTAGAAAACAGCATCACTTAGTTCATAACGATAGGACTAAGGCAAAGCAGGTTAAGGAAGAGCTTTTGGATATTGCAAAGAAGCAATCTGAAAACCAAGTTTCACCTTACAAACCTGTTGTTTTGGATGAAACTAAAATTGAACAAGCCCACGCTGAAGGTAAGATAAGACGCAAAACATTAGAAGAACAGGATTTTGAGAGGAAACAGGCTGACGAAATCCGAGGTTCACTCTATAATAACAGTGCCGCTTACAGGAAGCTTGGCAAACGATAGTAAATAACGATATGGCATACAACTTTTCAGACAACATTCAGCGAGGCATTCTCAACCTCGCCAAGAGTAATCTTGATTTCTTCAACGAGATCGCTCCGCTCGTCAAGTCGGAGTATTTTGAGTACCCCATTCACTCCACCCTTTACGAAGGTATTCAGGAGTTCTTTGGGAAGTATCACAAGCTCCCTAACGACGACTTCCTCCTTGAGTTCTGCAAGGACAAGAAGAGGCAGTCGGAGTCCGTCGCAGAGTATGAGGACGAGATTTGTTTTATCAACAATCTTGATGCCTCCACAGTCCAAAATACTGAGTTCATTGTAGACTGTGTAGAGAAGTTTGCTCGCAGAGAGTCCATGAAGCAGGCCATCACCAAGAGTGTTGACCTCATGCGAGACGGACGCTTCGATGAGATCGAGAAGGAGGTTAAGGACGCACTTCTGGTTGCCCGCAGCCAGGACTTCGGCCAAGACTACTTCAAAGATACCGAAGCTCGATGGGAGCGCCTATTGACCATCAGCGATGATGATTACATCAAGACTTGCCTTCCTAGTCTTGATCGTGGTCTGAATGGTGGTGGTCTCCGTAAAAAGGAACTTGCTATGGTTGTTGCTCCTCCTGGAGTCGGCAAGTCCCTTTACCTAGCCAATCAGGCAGTGAAATGTCTGATTGAAAACCTGAAAGTTGTTTATATATCGTTGGAGATGAGTGAAGATAGAGTGGGTCAACGCATCGACTCTATCTCCACTCTGATCCCCCAAAAGCTTCTTGGTCAGGAGCGTGAGCAGAAGATGCTTCGCCAACGACACAAGATCTTTCAGGACCGCTTTACCAAAGCGAACCTCCGTATCAAGGAGTTCCCCACTGGTATGGCAAATGTTAACACGATTCGGGCATATCTGAATCAACTTAAAAGCTACGAGGACTTTGTGCCCGATGTGCTTATCATCGACTACATGGAGCTACTGCGCCCAGTCCGTGAAGGCATGAGTGAGTATGAAGCCCAGCAGCGTATTGCAGAGGAACTGAGAGGAATTGGGGTGGAGCAAGGGCTTCTAGTCTGGACTGCCACTCAAACCAACAGAGCAGGCCGTGGAGCGCGTCTAATCACTGACGAGCACCTGGGAGACTCCTATGGTAAATTCCGCGTGGTGGACCTCGCAATCAGCCTCAACCAAGACGAAGAAGAGTTCGATGAAGGAATGATGCGTGCCTATGTTATGAAGGCCAGGAATGGTAAGGCACGATTTGTCATCCCTATGACCATCAACTATAATGTGTTGGTTATGCAAGAGGTTGATCATGACGAGAACCAAGAGCCTGAAGCAGAAAATTAAGGATATAGGGGAGGTGTCCTATGGATGGGGCACCTTCTCTATTAGATTCCAAAAGAAGATTACCTTACATGGTGATGAGTGTCTAGGTCTAACCGACTTCGACAAAATGGAGATTGTTTTAGAGGATAGTTCCGAGGACAAGGTTCTCCGTCCCACGCTGCTACACGAAATCTGGCATATTATCTTTTCTACAATGGGTCTGAGGGCTGATGATGAGGATGCTACGGTGGAGCTAAAAACAACTAACGAATTTGTTGTAGAATCAGCTACCCGTGGACTATTATTGTTTCAACGACTCAACCCTGAACTATGGAGTGTAATATTCGATGAGGAGTGAAGACCTACTAAAAGCATACGAGGACCTAGATCTTGAGCTTTACCTCAAGCTCTCCGATGCTCTTATGGCTATTGATAAGTTCTCTGTAAACGATGAGATGCTCAAGCACGCTCGTATTTATTCCTACTACTGTGGTCTGCTGGAATACGCTACCGCACAAGTTAAGGAGTACGAGGTAGACATGGAGAAATACGAGATTGAGTTGAAAAACGATGCGCGTGATGCTATTATTCACGCTGGAGCAAGGGCTACTGTCGCGGCTGTAGAGGATTATGTTGGTCGTGATACTACCCTACATACTATGAAGAAGAATCTTGAGGAGAAGCGTTACAAGCAGGGTCTTCTCAAGTCACTTGTCCAATCTATGTCTCATAGAAAGGATCTGCTTGTACAACTTTCTGCAAATTCTCGCGCTGAGACGAGAATGATCACTGACTGAACTACTATATAAGGAAAACTAACATGGCTATTGACCTAAATGCGCTTCGTGCGAAGCACCAACAACTTACTAATCCTAAAGCCGCTGGTGGAGATCAGGACTTCCTGAACAAGTTCTACCAAGTAAAGGAGGGCGAGGCTTATCTTCGTATCCTTCCTGCACAGCAAGGTTCTGACAAGAACTTCTACGCTGAAACTAAGATTCACCGTGTTCCACAACCTGATGGTTCCGTAAAGAACTATCACTGCCGTAAGGTTCATGGAGAGAAGTGTCCTCTCTGTGATCTCTACTACGCCCTGTGGAAGACGGGTTCCAAGGAGGACGAGGATCTTGCTCGCCAGATCAAGCCCCGTGCTCGCTACTACCTGAACGCCTATGATCGTGAGAACGAGGAAGTGAAGATCTTCTCCATTGGCGTTATTCTCTTCCAGAAGATCGTTGAGACTATGATGGATCCCGATTACGCGGATCTGTTTGAAGAGTCTGAGAACGGTATTCTTGACACTGAGGTTGGTCACGACTTCAAACTTCACATGAAGAAGGAGGGTCAATGGCCCAAGTACGACCAATCCATGTTCCGTCCGAAAGCAACTCCGCTTGGCAGCAAGAAGATGATTTCTGAGGTGATGGAATCTCTTCACGATATTCACGATCTAGTGAAGCTTGAAGAGTATGATGCTGTAAAGGAGGCTGTCATGAACCTCCGTCCTGAGGTTCTCCCACGGGAGCGTTCCTTTACAGAAACTAAGTCCGATGACGAAGTGTCGGATGACGATTATACCAAGAGGTTGATGTCATGAAAATTGTAAATGTAATCGCGGCTTCTGTCTTAGCGTTTGGTGCTACATCATGCGCTATGCTGGAAGAGTTTCTAGGTGAGGGTACTGTGTTTACCACCGCTGACCAACTACAAGAGGGCCAACAGGGTGCTGTCATTCCTTGGGAGCAACTTCCCGAGGAGATCAAGGCAAAGGTTCCCGAAGGCACAATGGTAGTCATGGCCGACAAGGAGCAACTTAAAGAAGATGCTGCTTATATTCCTGCTGCCCCAGGTGGTGAGGATATCGGTGCTATGATTGATGCTGGTTTCGGTATTGCTAGTACCTTCCTCCCTGGTCTTGCTGCTTGGGAAGGTGTTGTCACACTGTTCTCACAACGCAAGCGCAAGCACTATATCAAGGCAGCCAAAGCACTTGTACCTCACAAGGGAGACACTTCCGTTGATCTTGTAGGCACTGTAAAGGCTATTGGTGCTGGTCTTGGTATGGCACACTCATCTGAGGCATCCAAAGTTGCTGCCGAAGATGATTCAGAGTGGGAGTACGAAGAAGTACCCGAAGAAACTGTTGTCTGATATTCGTTAGTGTCTGAGACTTTCCCGACAAAGGAGGTGATCCTACTAGAGTGTTCTAGGGGATCATTGTCAGGCAGCGAAGATTAGACAGTGCTAGAAACTCGAAAAAAGCGTTAGACGGGCGCTTTAAAAAACTCAAGTAGACACTATAATAGAGAGGTGGTTAATAACCACCTCTCTTCTTATTATGAGCAAACTAAAAATACTTGTTGTACCTGCCAATGATGGTGGATGTGCGTATTACAGAGCATGGAGCCCTTTCCAAAAACTAGCTCAACTACATCCTGAGGATGTTGAGCTTAGGTTTAATAAAAACCCTCTAGGCATTGAAGAAGAGGGTCCTAACGCTGGTCAGTGGAAGAAGGATTGGGAGTATGAGGATATGAAGTGGGCTGACATTGTGTTCACTCAGAACCTTAGTAACTTCGGAGGTCCTTACACTGCTCGTATTGTAGGTAAGGCCAAAGAGTTTGGTAAGATTGTCCATTACGATACAGATGATCTCCTTACAGATGTATATGAAGGGCACAGGCTTCACGGTGTCTACAAGGAGAAAGGCTTAAGTGATATCACAAAGTTCATCTATCACAACTCTGACATAGTATCTGTAACTCAAAAGAAGTTCGCAGAGAGGATCCTCCCCTTCTGTGGTGAAAAGACTACACTAACTATAATCAAGAACGCTATTGATTATAATCTCCCCTGTTGGAACATGCAAAGAACTATACCAAGGAAGAACCTTTGCAGGGTAGGTTGGGTAGGAGGCATTCACCATGAGGAGGATGTTAAAGAGTTTACAGGAGTGCCCTTCCTGGTTAATCAAAAGGCAGGCAAAGAGAGGGTACAGTGGGACTTCTATGGACGCCCTCCCATGCCCCAGGACGGCAAGAAGGACTGGCAGCAGGATGTATGGGACAACTACCAAAGGATCATTATGAGAGGGTTTAAGGGATCCTCTAACTGGAGGGTACATCCTGCTCAAGGACCAGACAGGTATGGAGTATTCTACACGAATATGGATGTGGCAATAGCTCCCTTGCAGATGAATTCATTCAACGACTCCAAGAGTGAGATTAAGGTAGCGGAGTGTGGACGATACGCTGTACCCCTTGTAGCTTCTAATGTAGGTTGTTACGATGAGACAATTATCAATGGTGAAACGGGTTACTTAATTGATCCTGCAAACACTAAGCATGACTGGGTTAAGATATTAACTAAAATGATCCGTGATAAGAAAGGTCGTGAAGAAATGGGAGCTAACCTAAAAACCGTGACTGACGAGTTCTTCGACCTAAACAAAGTCGTCAAGTTCAGACTTGATCTATACAGACAAATACTAAACCTAGAAGAGATAAAGAATGAAAGTTAAAATACTAAGCGGTTGGTCAAACCCTGGAGGTTCTACAGAGCATCATATTAACTTGACCAACCTTCTAAATGATAATGGCTACGATTGCACTTTCTACGGTCCTCATGAGTGGCACCTTGATAAGTGTAAATCAGGAAAGATACAGGAGTGTGTTATAGACCCTTCTGACACAATCATATCTCACTACCTTAAGATACCTAGTGAGTTTAAAGTAGCGAAGCATATCCTCAGTTGTCATGAGACGAATATGTTTCCTCTAAAGCAAATGGACCTTACTGGGTATGATATAATTCACTATGTAAGTGATTGGCAGAGGAAATGGCATGATGTTGATTATAACTATAGCATCATCCCAGCGATCATAGAGAAGATTAGTTGGACTGATCCTAATAATAATGTAGCTGGTGTAGTGGGTTCTGTGGACACTCATAAGCAAACCCATCTTTCAATAGACAGAGCCTTAGCTGACGGTTATGAGAAGGTTAAGGTGTTCGGTAATGTTACAGACCCTGGATACTTTGAGAGGGAGGTTAAACCTCATGTGGATTCAGGTAAGGCAGAGCTTATGGGCTTTGTAAGTAAGGAGGAAATGTATAATCAAATTAGTAAGGTATACTCCTCCTCTATGAGAGAGTGTCTTCCCTTGATTCAAGGTGAGTGTCTTTACGCAGGCATTCCTTTCGCTGGCCTAGACTGTAATATGAGATCCGATAGCGATTATGAGTTTGATAATCAGGAGATACTAAACAGATGGAAACTAATCCTAGACTGATAGTTTTAACCACCGTTTATAACTGTGAGAGCTATATCGAAAAGTGTATCACTAGTATTAAAAACCAAAGCTATAAAAACTTTAAATGCTATCTTCTAAATGACATGTCTACAGATAATAGCGTGGACATTGCCAAAAGTTTAATTGGGGACGATGATAGGTTTGTTTTCATAAACAACGACAAAAAGAGGTATCAGTTAGGAAACTATGACCATATTCTAAGAGACAAAAGCCTCGTTAATGATGAAGATATTGCTGTAGAAGTTGACGGTGATGATTGGCTTCCTGTCAATGACATCTTTAAAAGAGTAGTTAAGTACTATTCAAAAGGAGATGTATGGATAACATACGGCCAGTTTAAATACTCAACAGGACATCCTGGATTTGCTGCGCCCGTTGATATTAACAGTATCAGAACCTCTAGGTTTACTGCGTCCCATCTAAGGACATGGAAGGTATGGTTATGGAACAGGATAGATCAAGATGATCTAAAGGTTGATGGTCAATATCCACAGTGCTCTGGTGATGTTTTTTTTATGATGCCAATGCTTGAGATGGCTGGTAAGAAGCACTCAAAGTTCGTAAAGGATATTAACTATGTATACAACTTTGAAAACCCTATTGGCGTTAGCAGGGGAGATGGGGCACAGAAGCAGCAAGATATTGCGGAAATAGGTAGGAATAAGCAGAAATACGATGAACTAAGTTAAATGAGTGGTATTATATTTTTATACGGAACTCCTTTTAAAAATCTAGGCTCCTCTGTGATGAGAGGTCAACAGCTTTCTAAAATGACAAGTGAAGCTATCAACGAAGTGTCTTACCAACCCGTCTCTGACAAGTTTGAAGATAGTATTTTATTTATGACGAAGGGGGCCATAGATTACTCTACTGTAAATCTTTTACGGCTTCTAAAGAATAAAGGGAACATATTAGTATTTGATCCGTTAGACTCAACACCATTGAAAAATAAGATGGAGTTAGCGGATGTTATAGTTGCAGCAAGTAAGTATGCACAGGATCAATATAGAACTTTATTTCCTGAGAAACCGTGCTGTTTAATAGATCATCATGTAGACCCTAGACTTCCAGAAATACATCACAACACAGACGCTCCTCTATCCATAGGTTACTTCGGTGAGCTTACAAACACTATAATAACACCACGCATTTCAAAAGAAGCATCGTTCGTCCGTGTTAATACTTCAATACAGTCCGATGACTGGTTTAACGAGCTTTCAAAATATAATATGCACTATTGTCTACGAAACTCAAGAACTGCTAGAGGTCCAAAACCTTTATTAAAAGGTTTTTTAGCAGCGCACTTAGGTTGTAATATTTTAGTTCATGAAGAACAGGTAGACGCAAAAAGATGGCTTGGAGATGATTACCCCTACTTGATAAAAGGAACTTTAACGGAGCAGGCCATTCTAGATAAGATAGCCTACGCTAAATCGACATACAAAACTGAAACATGGAAATCAGGGTTAGATATTATGAAATCAATTAAGAAGAAAACTTCTAATGAATCCATTGTTTCTCAAGTTTTGTCTTTGATGGAAGAGGTTTCACTTCTATAATAACTATCATGACGAAATCACTAAACTTTAAAAGGGTAGACGAGTTCCACAAAGCGTATGATATGCCAAGAGGGACCGTAACCATCAGCGAGAACTACGAGAAGATCACGAAGGAAGATGCTGATCGCATCAAGCTACGCTTCGACCTTAACGCAGAAGAGTTCCGTGAGCTTGTACAAGCAGAGTCCCCAGCAGAGATTATGAAGGAGGCGTGTGACCTTGTTTATGTTATCCTGGGTATGTTTGTAGAGTTCGGCTGGGACTTCGATGAGGCATTCAAAAGAGTCCACGAAAGCAACATGAGTAAGCTCGATGAGGAAGGTAAGCCAATCCGTAGACAGGACGGTAAAATCCTCAAAGGCCCTAATTATCAAGCACCAGATTTACGAGATCTCGTCTGATAAAAGTCAAATTTGATCTATTATAATCTATGCGCGATGATGTAATTAAGTCCCTGAAATCAGCAGGGATGCTTTCAGATCAGAACCTCGACCTTGGGTTCGTTTCAACAGGGTCCTACGCTCTAAACAAGATCTGTTCTGGTGACTACCAAAAAGGAATCCCTATCGGTATGATCACGCAGTTCCACGGTGAGGCATCAACTGCCAAGACAGTATTTGTGACACACATTCTTGCGAACGCACAGAAGCAAGGTTACTATACTGTCTTGGTGGATGCGGAGAACGCATACAACGCAGAGTTCGCATCAACACTAGGCATTGATCCAGGGAATCTTATCTATACTGCGCCTCCTACGCTAGAAGATTGCTTTGCCAACATGGAGGCACTTATCAAAGAGATAAGAGAAACCGATAAGGATACTCCAATCGTTATTGGCTACGATAGTATTGCTGTATCACCTAGCAGAGAAGAGACAGAGAAGACCGACTACGAATCACACCAAATGACAGGTGCGATGCGTGCGAAGGTTACAGGAGCCTGTTTGAGAAAGATAAACCCACTGCTGCGAGAGCATAAGGTTGCCCTGGTTATTGTGAACCAGATCCGCAACAAGGTGGGTGTGATGTACGGTGATCCTAGAACACCAGCGGCAGGAGGTAAATCACTTGAATACTACCTTGGTCTGAACTTCATGACCTCTGCTCCAAAGAATGATAGGATTCAAGACGATAATAAAAGTGTCGTCGGTATCCGTGGTAAGATAGCTAATGTAAAGAACAAGGTCACAAAACCTTTCCAAGATGCGGAGTTTGAACTACTATACGATGTGGGTCTAACCCCTCACTATGGAGTGCTTGATCTTCTGGTCAAGGACAAGATAGTAGAACGCTCTGGTGCTTGGTATCAGTTTGGTGAAGACGCCAAGTTCCAGGCCAAGACATTCAACGAAGGGTTTATGACTGACGACAAGTTTAAAACACTACGGGAGAAGATAGGACTATGACGGACTTTATCAAGCAACTCGATAAGCTCATCGAGAAGGCAATGAAAAAAGAACTTAGTAAGGCCAAGGCACCTGAACCTACTATACAGGAGTACAGGGACATCGAGGACTACCAGCGCAAGACAGGCAAGCGATTCCGTATGCTCAAGGAGCAGAAAGAGCGTGGACTGACCCGTGAGGAAGCCTTTGACGAGATGTTCAACAACAACTAACCTACATAGTATAGGAGGTGTCACATGATGACCCGCACTAAGATTAAGATCGGTGAGAAAAACTACATCTACGACGACCAGCTTAGGTTCTTCCTGAACAGGCCAACAGAAGAGAAAACTAAAGCCGCTCTTAATACTTATGTCCAAATGTGGACCATGTATAATGCGATTAACGACCTATACACAGAAGATAACTCCGTGGCAACGCTCCGATGGGATGATGAGTCTGGTGAGGCTCTCTTTACTTTCCCAAAGGAGGGCGTTGTCATGGACTCTCTCAAAGATAAGGGATTTACGATAAATGAGTGAACTAGTACCTTTAGCATACGACACGCATCCTGATTATTACGACCTAAACATTCCTGATCCTATTGTGACACAGGATGCAGAGAAGTTTATGGACTGGCTGAATTGGCAGCAATCCATGGTTCCTAAGGTATTTCAGGGTGAGCCTTGGGCTATTTACGATTTAGAAGCCTATCAGGCTTTCATTAGCGACTATATATCTGTAAAGGCCGAGGAAGAAAATGGCAAAAGTATATATACCCAAGACGGACCATTTATCACCGGAGAGATTAAAGAAGGCTTGCGCTGATATGCTCAAGCAGGCTAAGGAAGATAGAAACCTAGCCAAACAGGCATACGAGTTCTTCAAGGACATTGTAGACAACTCTGCCCACTCCGACGAATTAAGAGACATTGACGCTCGTAAGTGTATGATCGAGTGCCTCAAGCTCATGCAATCTGCACAGAATGTGGCGATTAAAGGTTTGGATACCTTTATCAAAGCGGAAGAAAAACTCAGCAAGAGCAAAAGCACTACTACTATGAAGGAGGACGCACCTCCCTCATGGAAAGATCTAACCGAGTAAATAAAATGTCTAACGACGGGAAATCATTTAAAGTATTTTGTGACGCAATCAACGAGATCATCTCTGTTAAAGCACTGAACACCGACGAGCTAGAGAAGTATCGTCAGAGTGTTCACAAGATGATTCAGAAGTCTACATCAGTAGATCTCCTTGATTACGAGATCAAACTCATTAATGATTTCGTCATTGATGGTAATAAACTGCTGGCAAAGTGCGAGCAAACTATTAAAGAAGCCTACGAGGAAGACTTCGATCAGGTTTACGCTGGCATTATAGAGAGTATCTATATGTCAGTGTGTCAGGTATATCCTAACCTGCAACTGGAGAATATCGTACAAAGTATCAACCATGAGACTTTGAAAGGGTTTCTTAACTCGTTCCTAGAGGAACTATATGAGAAAGAGCCAAATAAGGCACCTAAGAGAAAGCCACGGGGTAGGAATACCAGGGGCAGTAGGCAGGAACCTGCCACAAAGGATACTGAACGCTCTCTTAAGACGCTTGATGATATTCGCAAGCTAGAGGCAGAGCTTCGTAAAGAGGTTATTGGTCAGGATGAGGCCATTGATAGTGTTATTCGTTATGTGAAGCTTATGGTAGCTGAACTAGCGTCAAACATTTCTCTTATGTTTATTGGTCCTACTGGTGTAGGTAAGACCAAACTGGCTAAAGTTCTAGGAGATCATTACTCTGGTAACTTCTTTAAGATCAACTGTTCTGAGTACGCACAGCCACATGAGTATGCTAAACTTATCGGCTCTCCTCCAGGATATGTTGGTAGTACAGAGAAATCTATCCTACAGGTAAAAGCAGAGAAGAGTAATAAGTGGGTGCTTCTCTTTGATGAGATTGAGAAGGCATCACCTAAACTATTCGACTTCATGCTTGCACTGATGGATGATGGCAAGGTCATGGCCTCTAATGGTCAGGAGCTAGACTTCTCCGAGAGCATCATCCTGATGACCTCTAACGAGGGTATCAAGGACGCAAACATCGGTGAGAGTACCTTGGGCTTCGGGAAGCAAACGATCACCTACGAGGGCTCTAAGGAGGCCATACGCAAATCTGTCAAGAAGAAGTTTAGTCCTGAGTTCATTGGTAGGGTTGATGAGATGGTACAGTTTAACTATCTTAGCAAGGATGACTTGCTCAAGGTAGCAAAACTAGAGATAAAAAACCTACCAGTTCGCAAGACCAAGGCTTTACTCAACTATATAATAGAGAACGGAACCTCTGAACAATACGGAGCCCGTTTCATTGCAAAGTTTATCACCCGTGAGGTTAAATCTCTCCTAGCCGATAGTATTCTTAGTGGGGAGGAGCCTAAGACTGGTAAACTTTACGATGTAAAAGTGAAAAACAATAAACTAGTGATATGACAAATCTAAGACAGAAAGCTTTAGCTCATGCTAGAGCAAAAGCAGCAAAAAGACAACCCACTGTTCAAGAGCAGTTTGAGGATGCTGATGATGCAGCAGAGCTAGAGTACCAAGAAAAGAAAACTAGGCAGCGTAAGACTAGAAAAGCAAAGCTAGAGGTTGACGAGCCCTCCAAGCCCAAGAGAAAATACACTCGTCGTAAGAAAGACGAGGATAAATGATCACCTTTAGCCGCCTTGGGTGTGCAATACGCCTTTCGTGCTGGAGATGAACTTCGCTGCCGCCTGCCCCTTCGGGGGCAGGTTTTTTTATAATAAAATCGCTTAGGGGTATGTACTATAGTAAATAATACAGACGAGCTTTTTATTATGGAAAAGAAATCCATCTTATCTAATGAAACACTTATGCCAATGAGTTTTGCCATTAGTTTGGTAATAGGTACATTTTGGTTAAGTTCAAAATTAACTGACATTGAGGTGAAGGTTGATAAAGTTGAATCCAAGTTACAGGACCAGTGGAGTTCCACAGAAATGGAAAACTGGTCCTTAAAACTTAAAATGGCAAACCCTAATATTGATATTCCAGAGGTGAGATGATGTACGATAGATTAAGAGATCTTTTGATTGGTGAGGCGACAAAAGAAGCATTAAAGAACGACAATACTGCTCGTTCGAGTGTAGTCAGATCTCAGCCAGGATCTAAAATAAGCCCTAGCTGGGTTACTAGGATGTCAGGAACTGTAAAGAAGGCTGTAAGCGCCAAAAATAGAATAAAAGGTAAGGCGACAGCACAACCACGCGCTACGACCCAAACAGCAGACAACACAAGAGGTAAAGCTACTACAGTAACTGTATCTCCTTCGACACAAAGAAGTGCTTGACATTTGAAACAGGTCCCCCATCGTTCTATAATGGGGTGTAGGAGAAGCCAGTAGGTAACTACGGCTGTCAGAACGCATCTCCTGCTACAAAAAGACCTATCCTCCAGTAACTCAGGGGTCAGAGTGGCGTTCTTATAAAGCGTAAGTCGGTGGTTCGATTCCACCCTGGAGGACCATATAACCATGAAGACTATTCAACTCCCTCGACCGCTTAGGCGGTACTACGAACTTGCACGGCGCGAAGCCGAGAAATCAGACCACCCGAAATATAAGCTGGGGTGTGTGCTTGTAAAAGGCAAGAAGGTTCTTGCCACAGGCAGAAATGATAACAAGACGCATCCCAAATGGGGTCTTAATCCATGGGGTTATCTTCATGCTGAGACTAACGCTCTTTATAAGGCAGAAATTAACGGTGTAGATGTGACAGGATGTGATGTCTATATCTATAGAAAGGGATATCGTCTTGCAAAACCCTGCTCATCGTGCTATAATGCATTGAAGAAAGCAGGTGTCAAGAATGTCTTCTACACCGATCATCGAGGTTGAGTGGCGGAATCGGTATACGCATCAGACTTAAAATCTGACGCCCAGTAGGGCTTACGGGTTCGAGTCCCGTCTCAACTACCATACACAACAATCCGCAGTAGCTCAATGGTAGAGCATTCGGCTGTTAACCGAAGGGTTGTAGGTTCGAGTCCTACCTGCGGAGCCACCTTCAAGCACCCATAGCTCAACAGGATAGAGCGACAGACTTCTAATCTGTAGGTTGCAGGTTCGATTCCTGCTGGGTGTACCATACAACATGACTATAATATGTCATGGACAATTCGTTTAGTGATTTATTTAACGAAATAGGGTTTACAGACAAGCATACTAGACATTCTTATGATGCTTTTTACACCCCATTTTTAATGCACAAGAGACAATCTTGTAAGAACTTTTTAGAAGTAGGTGTTAATGGTGGGGGTGTAGGAGGTGGAGATCTTAAGGCTTTTGCTAGATTCTTCCCTAATGCTAAAATATATGGTATAGATATAGTACCGCCTCATAAGCATTTGATGGATCATGAGCGTATAGAGTTTCATTTAGGGAACGGTTATGATCTACAATTTCTAGAAAAGTTTAAGGATATTAAATGGGATGTTGTCTTAGATGATGGTCCTCATACTAAAGAATCCCAACTGTTCTTTTTAAATCATTTTCATGACAAGCTGAATGAAAACGGAATCCTTTTGATTGAAGATGTAAAGCAGCAAGACACTCACTGGATTGTAGACAGATTTAAAGGTGATCCAAAAAGAGTTTCAATTGTAGATAGAGCACATACAAGCAATACTCCGTCTAACGATGAATACATTATACTTTATATGTGATTAATAACAGAGGATATTGCAAAAAACGCTTCAAATTACCTAACAAGGTACTACTATGATAGCGTATGAAGAAATTTCTCGCAGCACTAATGCTACTAGCGCCTGTTACGCAGGCAGATGTCATCACTACTGATGGCACACTC